TCAACATCCATCGGTGTCGCTTGTGTTGATTGTGCTCTTAATTGAGTCTTTGATGCATCCAAAAAGCCTGACACTTGCGATGCAATGACATCGCCTTGAGGTGTTATCGCCTTTTCCGTTCTTTGGAGTACTGATTCCACCCTCTGCAAGTAATTTGGCTCTACCATGCCAATTTTGACATCCTCAACCGCCTTTGTGAGACAGTTCCAAGTTAGAGCGACAATTCGTGCATCCGACCTTATTCCAAGCCTTGAATGGTTGCAATGGATAGTGTCACCAAGTGAGACAGTTTCCAAAGATGCAAAATCCTTGTATTCCTCGGTATTCTGCAAGAGCACCATATCACATTCAATGGATATGAGAGGCTTGTCAATGTTTCCCTCGCTGAACTCTTCAGCCGCCGCATTTCGGAGTGCTGTGTTGAGTTGTGTCAAGGTGTTGCATATTATATCGCCCTCTTGTGCCTCGCCTTGTAAGTCGGGCTTATAGATAATATGCGGATATTCCACAACCTTTGTTGTGATTGTCGGATAGTTATTGATTAAGGGAGAATTAACGTACTTATTGCCTGATGAGATTAGTCTCCCATTGAAAGCCTTTGGCACAACCCTTGTGACAACCTCTTCAATGGAAATTGTCTCTTTCATTCCATCTGTCGGGATGTTTTTGCCATAGAGTAGTTCAACCCCTCTATCCTCACCAATACGAGTATTGATGATGATCTGATGGTTGTTGTACTCTATCTCACCGCCCCAACGATTAAGGAATGAACTTTCCTCGCTCCCTGCGATACATTCCATCGCATTTTTGAGAATGTAATAGGCTGTTGACCTTATGGATATATTTGATGAGCCTGAATATTTGCTATTTGCGGAAAGAATTGCTGTGAGAGCTGCACCGCCTGTCGCATTGGTCGGTCTTACATCATAATTAAAGCAATCACCAACCGCATCAAGAAATATTGGCTCTGCAAGAGCTTGGATTCCGCTGTCTTGTTTTTGCACCCTCTTGATTCGGAAAAGTTGAATCCCATTGAAAGAGCGCACCTTGATGACAGCACCCTCGGAAATGTATTCCCATCTTCCATCCTCGTCAATTGGATGTATGAGAGAGAGTGTCCATGCTCCGTTTATTTCTGCATTTACAATGCAAGAAGTTGGCAACAATTCCATGTTGCCATTCACTTCATAATTTGTATTTGTGGCAACATATAAATCAATCATTTATAGACTTCTCCAATTTGGCATGATTTTAAGTGTACCGCTTGATATTGAGATTGTATTCACCCCATTTGGAAGGAATAAATCTTCATATTCTCCGCTTGTAGATGGTCTCAAATTGACCATAGAATCGTTATATACGAGTTTTTTCTCTGTGTTGATGTTGATATGCGTTCCTGTGACATTTATTGTCCATGTCTTGCCATTTACTGTGAGTGTCTTTTGACCACTCCCCTCAATCCTATATACAGGCTTGCAGAGGTAATATGGATTTATAAGGCACTCATCAACCGAGAGGAATGAATCGCCACCATCATGATATTGAAAAGGCTCGCAAATAAATTGAGCGGTAAACTGACCGCCCATCTTGTTTATGTTATCGATACCCGAGCATGATGCCTCTTTGACTCTATAATGCCAACCATAGAGATTGTCGAGTCTTAAAATGCCCGAGCCTGTCAGCCAATTCCTGACTTCCCTTGCTGTCTCATGCCACCATTTTGGCGATCTGACAAAATTAAGAGAGACATCAAGCCTTATGTCCTCGTATGTGCCATCGGACACCTTGAGAGAGCCATCCATCCCGGCAACCTCGACAAATTGCACCCTCTTTTGAGGTGTCGGGATTTGCGGTCTTGTTGTGACCGCAATCCCCTTCTCTTTTGTCCTTATTCCGTTGAAAGAAATGTCATAAGCCATTAAAATGCCCCCTGATTCCTTCTTGTATTAGCGAGCATCATCGTATTTCTCGCATTTACTGTATTAGTCAGTTTTTGTCCGTCAGCATAGAGATTCAAGGTGGCATCGCTCGCCCCTTGCCTTACCGCCTCATATATTTGCGCCGGATTTAGTTGACTTCCATTGACCGCTCTTTGAATCTTGGAAAGAAGTGAGTTCTCTCCGACAACCCATTCAGCACCATTTCCGTCACCAAAACCCTTATATCCTTGCGGTGTCTGTAATACTGTTGGTTGGCTGAATCGCATTCCGTTCTCGTATGCTTTCTTATACCAATCAACCGAGAATTTCGGATATTTGATGCCAAGGAATCCCTCAACCATTTCATAGGAAATATGAGGAAGTTTGAATCCGCTGAATACGTTTGAAAGTTTAATCGGGAAGAATCCCTTGACCTTTTCAATTAGTCCTGAAATGACAGAGACCGCCGCATCTATTGGTGCGGTAATAACTCCCTTAATTCCTTCCCATACATTTGCCGCTGTTGTCTTAATATTCTCCCATGTATTTTCAAGGAAGTATTTCAATGCACCGATTGGATCTTCAACAGCCATCTTGAGTGCTGTCCATATAATCTCGGCTTGAGTCTTAATCCCTTCCCATACACCCAAAACAGTATTTTTTATACCATTCCATGTATTCGTGAAGAGGTTTGTCCAAAATGAAAGAACTGTCTCAAAGTATAGTTTTATTCCATCCCATACAAGTTGGGCTGTTTCTTTTATTCCGTTCCATACATCGGAAAGTGTTGTCTTTATGGTTTCCCATGTCTCTTTGACTTTGGTTGTAATTGCATCCCATGTCTCGGTGAAGAAATCCTTGATGGCTGTCCATATTTCCGTTGCTTTTTCTTTGATAGTATCCCAATTCTTGTATAAAAGGACTCCGATTGCAATTGCCGCCGCTACCGCCGCAACAATAATTCCGATTGGACCTGTCAAGAGAGTTAGCACCCCCGAGAGTTTAGAGCCAATCGCAATGACACTTGAAATGGTGCTCACGATTGTTCCTATTACTGACAAAAGAGGACCTATCGCCGCCGCAAGTAGAGCAATCTTGATGATTGCATCTTGCATTCCCGGAGATAGTTGTTCCCATTTATCAAGTAGATTTGAAATCCAATCTGCGAACTTTTCTATAAGTGGGAGCAATACATCCATGAGCTTTGCCCCGATTTCTGCTCCAAGAAGTTGGAGTTTTTGCATCGCAAGAGTGAATCTATCCATCGGGTCAAGTGTTGCCTCGAATGTATCGGACACCGAGCCACCTGCCTCAAGGGATGCCTCTGCAAGGTCTTTGAATGAGATTGTGCCATTCTTTAGTGCGGAATAGATTTGGTCTCCTGATTTACCAAAAACCTCATAGGCAAGTGTAAGACCATCCATTGAATCAGTTCCATTCATGATTTGATCTTCGAGTTCCTCGAGAGCTTGTGTCAATGGCTTGCCATCCTTTGTGGCATTCTTTAATGCCTTACGCATACCATTCAGGACAGTTTCTGCATTTGTTCCTGACTTCTCAAGGTCTCCCATGAAGATGGTCGCTTGCTCAAGAGACAACCCCATTTCTTGGAATGCCGCCGCATTTGATATGATTCCATTTTGTAATGAATCAACCGAGACACCTGTTTGCTGTGCGACCTTGTTCATTATGTCAAGGTATTCGGATGCGTATGTTACATCCTTGCCATAGGCAGAGAGTGCCTTTTGCGTTTGGTCTATTGCAGAGGTTACATCCTGCCCATTTAATTGAGCGAACTTGATGAATTGTCCTGATACATCCTCAAGGACTTCACCTGTTGCACCGAATCGAGTATTGACCTCACCTATTGCCTCGCCGATCTGGTTGAAATCGGCAGGAATTGTTGATGCCAAGTTCTTGAAAGAATCTTCCATCCCCTCAAGTTCCTCGCCTGTTGCACCTGTCTTTTGGATGATGATGTCCATGCCCTCATCAACCTTCTTGAATGCGGCAATGGATGCCGCTCCAATAGCGAGAATCGGTGCGGTGACATTCTTTGTGAATGCACTCCCCACCGATTTGAAGTTCTTTGCGACCTTGTCAAGACCTTTGGTCAATTTCGCTGTGTCGGTCGATAATTCAATTGTGATACCTGCAATGCGTTTCGATGCCATGTCTCACCTTAAAAATTATTGAAATCCTCTTGTGTTGCCAAGAGGTCATAAGTTTCGCTATCGTTTGAGTTCTCAACCAAGCAATCAAAGACCATGCCTGTTGTCATGGTGTCCAATTCTTCAAGAGTGAATCCGATTTGCTTTGCTCTTAATAGATAAAGAGCTGTGGTCATCACTCTTGTGGTTGGTCGCTCTTTTTTTTTGCCTCGTCAATTGTCTTTCTATCTTCAACAATGACCTCGGCTACCTGTGCAATGTCTTGTACCAATGCCATCATGTTGAATTGGTCAAGCCATGCCACAAAATCACGTTTTTCGGATGGATTCGCTTGCTTTGCCATGATATATGCCGCCTCTTCGAGCATGTCGATTGCACCTTCAGGGATTGCACCATCATCGCCCTCGCTCACGTTCTTGGCATATTTATTGAACTCAACAAATAAATCCTTCCCGAACTCTCTGCGATAGAGGATTGAGGTCGCACCTGTGCATTTCAGAGCGACCTCTTTTCCATCAATCGTTATTGTCTTAATATCTGCCATTTTGTTTCCTGACCTTTCTTTTTATGCCTCTGCGGAGAACTCCGGCACTTGTACTGTTGTAAACCATGCGGCATACTGTGTCGGAGAATCAACTTCATTGGCTTTGGACTTAACAACTCTCTTTGTGATTGTTGCATCAGGCTCGCCCTGCTCACCCTCGATTACTGTTGTAAACTCAACAGGGATTGCTGTGATGTTGATTGTCTCTTCCTGTGGCTCTGCCTGTTCCTCAATGGTGTTAGCATTGATGTCAGGTCTTGATGCTGTGCATCTAAAGAAGAGGTGTCTCGTTTTCATTTTGTCTCCGCTGAACTCCATCATGAGTGCGAACTCTTTTGATACAGCATCAGCATCCTCAACAAGGACACCATTTGAATCAAGGAAGAATCCAAGAACATCAATCAAGAACTCGTCAGGTACTTTGGCAACTGTCAGATCGCCCGAATAACCTGTGTTCGTTCCCGGGATGTTATAATAGACCCCATCATCGGCATACCACTTTGAGTCCTCGCCACCTTCTTTTGAGAAGGAGAACGCGCGACTTCCTTTTATAGGTTTTACTTCGCCATAGCTGATATTTCCGTTCTCATCCTCACTCAAAATCGAGTAGTGAGCCTCTTTGATTCCGAACTTAACCTTATTCAGATCCATTGATAATAACCTCGCTTTCATAGACTTGCATCAACATTTTTTCGCTGTCGATGTAACTCTCGTTTTTGCTGTAAACTATTTCATGCTCGTTTAGGATGCCCTCGAGTTTATTCTCAAGGGTAAAATCTTTATAATCTGTGTAAAGCTCAATGACGAGATTTGCCACTTTGACATAATTGGAATTGTCGGCAAGAACATCGTTGTCATAAGAATAATAAAAAGTGATGAAGGGGCATGGCTCTGCTGTACCCTCTTCAAATTGGTAATATGCAAAGGGAATGCCAACCTCTGCAATCATGTCTGCGATTTCTTTTGTTGTCATAACCCTTTTTCAATTCCTTTCTCATATTCCTCGATGAGTGTTTCTTCAACAGGTTTGATGTGAGTTCTTCCTTCAGTTCTTCCACCTTGTCGGAGTGCATGTCCATATTCCAACAGGTGTGGGAGTCCGGGCATCTTGGAGTAAAGAACAACCGAGTAATCGCCTGTCTTTTCCTTTGTGACTTTTGATGTCCAAGACTTCCAATACTTGTTGCCATTGAATGCACTTTTTGAGGCATTTTTTAGAGCTTGCACCCCCTTTTGACCCATCTTTTTGGTGATGGTCTCGGAGTTCTTCTTGATTTCACCCTCGTATTCATCGAGAATTTCATCAATCACCGAGCCGAGTGTCTCGGGAGTGCATTTTCTATTT